ACTTCATCGCTCAGAATTATGGAGTGCATTGTTGTTATCCTCTTCTTAGTTGTAATACGGTAACTTGTAATTAGCGCCGTCAATCTTGAACTTGAGGTATCCACTTGGTAAAGCAGGTAGCGCGGTAGCCGCTCCGCCAGAAGCAGAACTAGCGAGAAGTGTCCCCGCAGTCACCCCCCAACCTTGGGCGAAGTTGACCCAACAGTTCTCAAAGCCCACCGCGCCAGATACAACGGAGTCCTCGCGCAGACTCGCACCAACGCCGGTGATGTCGAACACTATCTTCTGCCCCTGCGCGATCATAATTGCCCCGTTGACGTACGTCCCAGGCATCCGTATCCCGATACCCCCCGCAGCGCCAGAGGGCATCTCGATCCCAATAGGCAGGTTAGTTTCAAACTTAATACCATAAGAGGTGTTCGCGCCTGAAGTGTTTATCTTTATGGCGGATTGCATGTCGTTCTTCAGTTCGATACCGCTGGTGTAATATGACCCTGCGGTATCGGTACCTACTGCGGCGATACGAATCCCCGCTGTTATATTAGCGGCGGTACCCGCGAGGTTAACTCGACCACTGACAATCTCCAAACCGAAGCGTGTGCCGAAACCGTCGAAACCGTTCGCGGAGATGGTAGCCAGCAAAGCATGGAGTGCCCCCGTCGGGTTCACAACGGCGGTGTAATCTTTAGCCTCGAACGTACCGGCTTCCGTACTCCCCACAGCACGCTTATTACCCCTGAAATATCCCGCGATGTTGTAACTCGAAGCCCCATAGTTTTCTAAAGTAACCGACTGGCCATACTCATAGTTGGTAGCCGCTGCGTTAACCGTGTGGACGATTCGACTCGCCGCTGCGACAACACCGGCGGTTCCCCCAGTGTGGCTCGTTGTCCTAACGATGTTGGAGGTGTCGCGGGTCGATGATGTGGATGTTTCATTGACGTGTAGAAAACTGGTGGGTGATGTAGTGCCTAGACCGAGGTATCCAGATGAGTTCACCTTGCTTGGCCCGGGGAGATCGAGCGCGGTAGTTACCGCTAAGGAATCCGCCGAAAAGTTCTGGGCGGCATCTCCTGCCAGATTCGCCGCACCGAGAGTCGCCCTTGCAATAGCGGCGGTCGTGTCGTCGAGAACAGTCTGCATGAACGCGCTGGCGCTGAGACCGCTACTTCCGCTTCCGAGTATCTGGGTAAACGATAACTCCGAAGTCCCGATCAATACGCCGCTTGAGGACAACTGCCAGATAGTATTGACGTAGGTTGCACCCTCTGCGACGGATACCGTCGTTCCCCTGAGTACGTCTCGCACACCATCGAAGTCTGGGGCGCGTTCCCACGCCACTGCGGTGACGTAGTAGATACCGTTCTCAACTGGATCGGTTTGACTTCTGACCAACACGCGATCATCGACCGCGAGGGCAACATCGTCTATCGTCTGCGTGCCCGAGAGGGTTATGTTCGATGAGGTTACAACACGGCACGGGGGTTTCATGCCCAACGAGCCAATCAATCCTGCGATTCTGTCTTGCTGTGCCATGATAACCCCTCTATGTTTGCATGATTATAGCTTAAAAATATGCTTCGGTATCACCTCGGAACCTTCGGCGGCCCGAAGAGTAGTGCTTCTGGTCCCGCTTGCTCATTAGCGTAGGCGTACCCTCCAACAACGGCATTCTTGACGAAGCTCCCTGGAAGGCCGAGCATATAGCTCAACGCCATTATCTCGTTGCCCACATCCTTGATGTCGCCCTCATCGTTCCAGATGTCTACTGCGGAGCCAGCCCCCGCAGCGACTCCTGTGATAGCCGCCTCGACGGGGGAAATCTTGAGTCCGTAAGAGTCCATGTCAAGACCTTTACGGTATAGGAAAGCCCCGACCGAGCCTCCACCTGGAATGAATGAGATGTTATACAGCCCAATCGCTTTCAAGTAGTGAGTCAACTTATCTTCGTCGTCCTTATCTGGATCGCCCCTGAACGCGCCCAAGGCCATGTCCCCCAGTATCGCAGGGATAGCCACGATCATAAGCCATGACTTCGCGTATAGCGCAACGGCTTTGGCTTTGAACGCCGCTGTCTCCTCATCGCTCTTCAGTGTGCGCTTGAGCAGTGTTGACTTCTCCATCAGTATCATTAACTGTGAGTTGAAGAAGCTGTACATCATGTTCAACAACGGAAGCCAGTGTCCCTCTGCGATCTTGGTGACATCAGCATCGCGCCCAGACCCAACAAGTTTTCTCGTCCTGTTATCGGCGTAGATGACCGACACGTTATGGTCGTTCTGGTTTAGAGCCATCCCCTTCTTGTACGCGGCGTTCCATGTTATCGAAGCTACGATCTGGTTAATCTTACCCATGAACCACAACCATGTGGACATGTTGGGCATGAACTTCTGCTTCGATGTCAGCTTCTTGCTGTTCTCCTGCACGGTACGGTCGAAGCTAAGATGATAGTTGCGCAAGAAGACAGAGTTCTTCATGCCAAAGCGAAACGCGGATATGGCCATCGGACTGTGCATCCTGAGAGTTTCCCACGCGACGTTCGCAGTGCCTAGTTCATCGGCTACCGCGCTCAAGTTCGTGTAGTTCTGCAATCCTGTCCATATCCCTGAGAGAAGCACAACGGAAGTATTTTTTCTTGCTAAATCCGCCGCCTTCTCGAAAGGCCCTGAGGGGAGTTGCGCTCCCATAACCATCGCGCCAACGCGGTGCTGCAAGGTTTGGTACTCCACTTTCGATCCCGCAGTCTTGATCACCGTCTCTATGTCCGGGTCGAGCAACATGCGTTGGGTGTCGGCCACAACTTCACGGTACGCCAGATCGTTCACCACCTTGTTGACGGTCTCGAAGAACACGCCCAAATCCAAGCGAGGACGGTACTTGGTGTGCTCCTCCCGCGCAATGCTGGTTCCTTGAGCCGTGGAGACCCTTCTCCCACTGGCTTGTCCCGACATCATCTCAGCTACCGCGCTGGCTTCATTCCCAGGGGTCGCGCTCTCTTCCGTGTCGTACTTAATCTCATAGTACCCGCCGGTGAGGTCTCCGTTCTTTGCCTTGTGAGACATTGCTTCAACCTTCGGAGCGCCCTTGCCTTTAGTCCGTTCATCCAGCGCCTTTAGCTCAGGCCACAGAGTTTTATCGAACACCGCCCACAAACCGTTTGCCAACTTAATATCCCGCGCATCCAATAAGTCGATGACTTTCTGCTGCGTAGCGACATCCAATCGCTTACCGTTGGTGAGCGTGTGATTGCTCAGTCTATCCTGACCCGTTTCACTGCCATGATAAAGCGTGACAGTGAGAGCCGCCTCGCGGGTCATTACGAATCCAAGCGCCTCTGTACCGATATCTTTGCGTGTGAACGCTATTTGTTCAAGCGGATTGTACTGGTCGAGCAGAGGTTGCACCGCCTTGAATATCTCCTCCATCCGAGCAACTTTCCAGTCGTTCCGTGAACTCATCGGCCATATCAAGGAGTAGAACAAGTCTCCGACTTTTCCACCTTCGAGGATACTCACTATCGCTTCCGAACTTGAGAGCGCAGCTTGTACGGCATCCGAAGTGTCGCCTAAAGAATTTGCAACGCTATGCCGTGGGTCTGTCACGGTTGGCTTTAGTTGACCGTTCGGGAGGAATAGCTTGGGGAAATTCTTCCTGAATACCGCAAGGTTCTTCGCCTTCGCTTCTGCGAAAGTTGCCCCGCGAAAAGCGGCGTACTGTTCGCGCTCGCGCCTAGCGAGTAGCTCTATCGCTTTCACCGAATCCATCAACTCGTCGAACTGCGCTACTGTCAGCGAGTTGGAGTCCTGCGATATGCTACCGTCAGCAATCCAACTCGGGACGTTGAGCGCGATCGCGGAGAGGCGCTTCGCTTCTCCCTCCAGGTAGGCGTTCAAAGTGCGAAGCTGTTCCGTCGCGGCGTATTCCGCAAGAGACTTGCGCGGTGTGCCCTCAGTAAGTAGGGTGTTCTTGCTACGGATACCAAAGCGGTCTATCAGCGCGTTGAGTTGCAGTATGTGTTCTCCACCCATCGCTTTTTGCGCTGCGGGTTTAGTGATTCGCTTCAGCCGTGCGACGTCAGCCTGAATCCTCTCCTGAGTCTCTGTAGCCGCTTTGTGAAGCTGACGGTTCAGTATCGCCGCCTGTTGCGCCGCTATCGCTCTGGCGGGGTCTTTCCCCGCGTTCTCTAGGGCGGTAGCGAGGGCTTTACGTTCCGCCGCTTCGTAGTATGCGGGGCGTAACTTATTCAGTGGTATCTTGGAGATTGTTTCTTGCGCCTTCAGCTTCGCCGCTTTCGTGATCTGACTGATCGGTAGGCTCGACTTGGAGAGTAATTTCAAGCCGGTGGCCAGAAAGCGGGTAAGTGCCTCGTTCTGCACCGCAGCGTACATCGCTTTCTCGATAGCACGCGCATCGACCATATCGCCGTGCTCCTGCAACATGCGCTGATCGGTCAATCCTGCGATCTTTTCTTGAGCATTCTCCGCATGGGCAAGCTCTTGAAGGAGTGCCTCTGAAGAAGGGAAACCGAACTGCGCGGCCACCACATCCAAAGGCATCCCGTCTTTAGCCACCATCCCTGCTACGGCTGGACTATTGACCATCGCACCTAACTCCTCGATGTTCATTTTAACTTCACCGTTAAGCATGGCTTGCCTTGCGCGGTTGATCGGTTCGGCCATCACCTCCGCTGCTACCTCCTCACGGATCGTTGACCTTAACCCCTCTGCCTGATCTTGAATCTTCTTCAACGCACCACTCTGCGCGTTCGACAACCACTTCAGATCGCGCATGGAACGCTTCTGTGCGGTGCTTATCGCCTTCTGGATGAACTCCTCACGAAGGTTCATGTATTCGTCGAACGCTTCTTGTGATACGCCAGCCTCCGCAGCGGTCTGGAACAAGGGAACGTAACCCCTCACCACTTCAGCTTCGCGAATCGCTTCTTCGCTGGCGATCAGACGACTGAACGCGGCCCGCACTTCATCGTTCAGCTTTCCAGCCGAGGGGTGTTGCCGAAGGAACTCCGCCGCCGATGTGTAGACGCTCAACATCCACTGCCTGAAACGAGCGAAGGCGGATTCCATCTTCGGATTCAACGTAGGCGACTTGCCCTCTATCATCCACAACTCCTGAGACAGTGCGAATTGTTCGTGATACGGAGTACGCGCCGCGTTATCCATACCCGCCCATTGTTCGGGGGCTATCCCGAACCACTCCATGTACAGGTTGAAGTCATCCTTGATCTTCTGAGGCGCGTCTGGGCGGTTGGCCAGGCGCTCCATCATCTCCAGATAGAAGTGTCCCGATTCGTGAATAATGCTGGACAGATTCGCACCCGCATAGAACGTGGACATCAGCGTTGCAGGATTGAACTCAGCGTTGTTAGCTTGGAAGAAAGGCATTCCTTCGTTTGTGACTTTGGCTGCTAGTTCTGGGGTGATGGTGAAGGCTGGTTGCTCAGTAAGCTCTTTATACCGTGAAGGTATACCGCTACTGTCACGGGCGTAGCCGCCCCTAACTTCAACACTCTCAACCTTCCCCTCAACCTTCAACTGCTTGAATATGCCGCTTACTACTTGGGGCAGGATGGCATCGTAGTAGCCTTTCATTCCTTCTCGCCTCGGCATGGTAGTACCAGCATCCTCGGACTGCATACGCTCCCATGTACGATCAGCTATTTTATCTATCGCCGTATCATTGTTCTCACGCGCTAACACAGTAGCTACGATTGAACGAAGCTGCTCTTTTGATGTGACAACCTTGCCAGTCTCCTCGTTAAGTATTCCTCGCGCCCTAGCAGCCCCTTCAAGATCAACCCCGCCAGCGTTACCTCCAACCTGTTCTTTAGCTGAAACACGCCATCCTTTACCCTCTTTGACCCATGCTATTTCTTCACTGCCCCAGCGATCAAACTGTTGCTCGCCATTCGTCCACGCCACGGAGTCATAGCCACCTTCTACGGCTTGCTGGATGACGTGCTTCATGGCTAGGCTTGCCCATGCTTTTGTGTCGGTTACGAAAGGGGCGGATGGTACGCCGGGTGTGTTAGCTGTTGAGGATACCCCTGCTTTAGTCAGACGGATAAGTTCATCAAGGCGTGCGTACTCTGCTTGATTTAAGTTTGGCCCACTAATTGCCCTTCTGTTGAGCGCGGCCATTTCTTCCTTCATGGCGTCCAACTCTGACTTATCAGCAACCTTTGAGAACCCTTCCTTCTTCCCCTTCTGCCCCCAATCTGACTGCACTTCCTCAATAAATAATATCTTCTCGCCATTCGCGCCTACCCTGTCATTCATGCGGATGTGGGCGGCTATGTTGGGTTGGTCGAAGTGGGATGACCTGAAATCTGACGTGACCGTTGGGGATGTCTGCGCACCATTTTCAGCATCGTATGCTCGCACCAATTCGCGCAACGCATCTGTGGATATTTGCGGGTCTTCTTCAATAGGGCTATATCCGACTTCTTTTTCGTACCACGCGGATAGTTCCTCCCGCCCCATAACATCAACCTGCTGAACCTTCTTTGAAGGCAACGTAATCAGCATTTCCCTGTAGTTAGTCCCGCCGGGGAGTTGGTATTGGGCGAATTTTGTTTTGTCTAAAGGTTTACCGTTTTCATCATAGCCAAACTCTTTTTGTAACTCGGTCATGCGTCGTCGCCACTCATCATGGGATATACGCCCCCCTCGGTCACGCAGGTCATCTAATTCATCTTCTCGTTTTTTGAATTCGGCCGCATTAGTTGGCTCTTTACCAAGCATCTTCACTTCAACCTTAGCCCCGTTACCGTCAAGGAACGCCAGCACATCCGCCTTGCTTACCTTGCCTGTAATATCAAGGTACTCGTTTATCCCTGACCAGAATATCTCTTCTTTCTTGATACCCAACTTGCCATGATTAGAGGCCAGCCAAGCCTTGACCTGTGCACCGCCGGTGAATATCTTTTCAGGCGCATCGCGGAATACTTTGCGTAGCTGGCTGTAGAACTGTTCTGGGATACTAGGGGTGGCTGCGCCTCCTTGATTGAACGAACCCTTCTCACCGCCTTGGGTAACTTGCTTTCCGTTGGAGTACACCAATTCATAGTTGCCCTTGCCAGTGTGCTTATACACGTTGACTTTACTGCCTTCTATGCTTGGTAGATGATTTCCCGCCAGATCAGTCGGGAACATCGTGGTGCCTTTTCCGTGTCTGCCCTTCTTGGAGGGTTGAATAGAAGAATCGGTGGAAGTAATAACGTAGTGGTTATCTTCACCTTCAGCATAGGACTCTGACACGCCACCTTTAGAGAACGATGGGAACAGGGTTGGCCTATCTAGTCCAGTCTTTTTAGTAGAGTCTGTTCTGACCGTGCCGGTATCAAGAATATCTTGGAATGCTTTATCTCCGCGAATCACCCGATAGAAGGTATTCGGGTCGGAGAAGTCTTCCAGCCTCGACGTCTGCGCGAAGTTTTCTCCGATGGATTTACTCGCTTCACCCTGCGCCTTATACGGATACTGTTCAAACAACTGCTTCGCTGTTGTGAAGTCCTCCTTAGCGCGGCCAGCGTTGAAGTCCCTAGCGCGTTGTTCGTAGAACGCCGTGATGGGCACCGCATTCGTCGCCGCTATGGTCCTATCGTATCGTCCTGTCGCGACTAGCTCATCGGTAATCGTTTGGCGGATTTCTGCGATATCTTGAGCGTGTTGCTTCGCGGCGGCTTGCACTTCAGCGGCCTTAACTTGAGCACGGGTTAAGCCTTCGTTCTGAGTCTGAAAGAACGCCTCAGCTTCCGCGAAGGTCATACCCATCTCACCATCGGTCTGAACCCGAGCGTTATCCAGCACCGACTTTAGAATCTCAGGGGTCTTAATCCCTGTGATCAAGTCGGAAGTCTTGATACTGACAAACCCTTCGGTGTTGGCTTCATCGGCTAACTGCGCGGCGACCTCGGGGAATACTGTGGTCAACTCCCTCTCAGTTACTCCTGCTTGTGCGAACACATCGCGGAGGATATTCGTGTCGATGAATACTTCTCGCACCGGTCTCCCCTCTGTCAGAGAGTCGATGAAGTCTCGGTACGGTTTGGGAGAGTGTTCGCGAACAGGATTACCCGCTGCGTCAAGCGCAAGTTTGTTTAGTGTATCGCGGTCAGTTACAGCTTGTTGTGCTTGGGTGTGTTTACCCGCAAAACCCGCAATCGGGCCACCTATTATCGGTCCTAATACCGCCCCTTGTACCGTAGCCTCAAGCACTCCTTCACCCGGTTGGCGTGTCTTATCCGCGTGCTCGCGGATAGCGAGGTTGGTCTGCCATTGTTCTTGGCCACCTTGGGGGGCTTCCACAAGGGCTTCGTTGATCGCCCCCTTACCAAAACGGGGGAGGAAAGCGCCACCTTCACCGATAAACTTACCTGTGAACTTTCCGCCTATGAAGGCTATCAACCCCGTCAAGGCTCCGCCTCTGATACCCGATTGCTGCCCGGCTTCACGCGCAGTTAGTTCTTGCGCTACGTCAGGCCCGTAACCCATCTTGATGTACTTCTGAAGTGTCGGGCTGCTCGCGATCTTGTCATAGGCCATCTTCTCCACCTCAGAGGTGGTAGATAGTGAGTTTTGGGCGTAGGACAGAACCCCCTCACCTATGCCTTGGAAGATCGCCATAGTCTTCGATGCAGCGGCAATCGCTGCTTTGGTCGCGGTTGCCGCTGCTACGCTTTCAGCGATACCCGCTGCGGCACTTTCAGCTAAACTTGTAAGACGCGCTTCCACCGCCGCGCCCCTAGACGCAACGCTCGCAGCGATTAGTAAGGCGGTACTCGGCAGGGATTGAAGAGCGTCTCCGAACATCTTCATCGGGTCTTTATACGCCGCGTTTTCGTCACTCCATCCGACAGCGTACTTCTTGTCTTTGTGGCTAGGATCAATAATATCCGCACGCGCTGCGAGGGATTCGCTTCTATCTTGCTCACTCTTGGCTAGGCGGCCCATGAAGGTGTCGTGAGGGTTCAGTTTAGGTATCCCCGCATCGGCTCTGTGCTTGGCCTTCAGGTCTTCGTACCCCCCGTAAACGTGGTTGTATATGGACGACGCAAGATCGTCGATTAACTTTGCGGTACCTGCGGAGGCTGAAGCGAGACCCGATCGAAGTTTTGTTGCCGGGTATCCAATGGAGGGGAACGACTCCTCTAACTTAGCGAGAGCCGTGAGTCCCAATGTTCCTGCTCTGGCCGTGTGCCCCGGAACCAAAGACCAATTGGCTGTCTTCGGAGAGTTGGCCGCAAGGTCTGCCGCTTGTGTCGGAAGTTGCTTACGCCTGAGTTCCGCTTCGGCTTCGGGGATAGAGGGTAGCAAGCCGGGTACAGTGCCTAGCTGCTCCGCAAGTTGAGCGCGTCGCGCTTCGTCTTCGGGCTTCTTGCCTTCCGCGTCGCCCAGGGCTTGCTGTACTCTCGCCGCAGTCGCGGCGTTGGGGTCGCGTTGAGCGATGATCTCGTCAAGAATTGCATCGTCGGGATTCGCCCTCTGTGCGCTTGCAGGGGGTGAAGGAGCTAAAGTCCCTGGGATACTTTGGGGAGGTACTCCTGAACCGCGTTGAGCGATGATTTCGTCAAGGATTGCATCGTCGAGATTCCCCATCTATTTACCTGCTTTCTTCTGGCTTTGGGATATGCGTTGGTCGAGCAGCTTTAGTAGTAGCTCGTGAGATAGCTGGTCTGATACCTTATTTACAGCTTCTTTTCGGGCTGTCTCTCCTTTCCCTCGTGCTGCGTCTAAGAGCGTATTCGCCTCCAAGAGTTGTTGCGCTTGGTTTTGGGTAAGTCCTTTAGCCTTTACTGGCGCTGGTGTTGGGGCTGATTCGTTAGCTTTTTGTTTTGCCGCTGCTAAGAGCGTATTCGCCTCCAAGAGTTGTTGCACCTGAGATTCAGCTTTCTGCTTCGCTTCCGCTTTTTGTTTTACCTCAGCAGCAGCCGTGGCTTCAGCTTTCTGCTTCGCTTCCGCTTTTTGTTTTACCTCAGCAGCAGCCGTGGCTTCAGCTTTCTGCTTCGCTTCCGCTTTTTGTTTTGCCTCAGCAGCAGCCGTGGCTTCAGCTTTCTGCTTCGCTTCCGCTTTTTGTTTTACCTCAGCAGCTATACGCGCTCTTTCTACTTTCTCAAGAGATATTATTTCCTTTTTACGAGCTTCTTCCTTGGCCACATTTTCTGGCGCCGGTGTAGCCGTTACAGGTTTCGCTTGGTTCGCGTACCGCTTCTCTTGGTCTTTATGCAACATTTCCGCGTACCTATCAGAGGCCGCGTCGCTACTGAACTCACCTAAGTTCTCCCACGTCGCACGGTAATGTGCAATCGCCTCAGTATCGGACACGATCTTACCGTCGATGACCGTCGGGATGAGTACGTTCCTACCGTCGATGCTAAATCCTTTAGACAATTCCGTGCTTATACTCCCATCGGCGTTATGCACTACTTGCCGTTTAGCGAGGTCGATAGTCCCCGCAGCTATCATCCCATCGGGAAGTCCCTTTCCGCCAGTCGGTCGAGCACTCGGAGTGACCAGGTTCTCATTTCCGGTAGAGGTTGGAGCAGCCGTTGGAGCAGCCGTTGGAGCAGCCGTTGGAGCAGCCGTTGGAGCAGCCGTTGGAGCAGCCGTTGGAGCAGGGGTGGCTAACTTCTTGCCCACCGCTGCGTTTAGTTCGTCGATATTTAGATGAACCCCCTTGCGTTGCGCCGACTGTAGAATGCTCATCGTAGCAGCGCGTTTGGATACATCTTTAGTCTGGTCGCCGTACATCTGTTCCATCCACGCTTGGTTGTACTGAGTCTTGTCGGGGAAGTTACCCATCAACGCGCTGAAGAATAGCGCCTTCTCGGGGGGCAGTTTATAGAGGGGTACTTCTCCCCCAGTGTGGAAGGATTCTTGATTCTTAGGTGTGGCCTCGTCAATGGCACGTCTGATTACCCGTGCTTGTCCCGCAGCGTCAAGGGGCTTCCCTGTCGATTCTTGCTCACTCGCGATGTACAGTTCCGCCAGGGCTTTCACCGTTGCCTGTTGAGCCTTCGGAAGGTTCGCCACCGCAGCCTTGAACTGGTCGGGGTCTACGTCGTGCCTAGCCACGCCCTTTATCAACCGTTGTTGTTCTCTCTTCAACTCAGCGATGTGTTTAAGGTCAACATCCAACTCAAGCGCTGCCCATTTTTGGGGAGTCATTTCTTTAAGAACTTTTGGGTTTTCTGCTAAATCTACCGCCATACCGACGTTGGCGGCTTTGCGTTCTTGCTCTGCGGCTTTAGCGATTTGTGCGTCGTACCTGTTCTCCGAACGGGTAAAGTTCGCGTCGGCACGATACTCCCTCACAGCTTGGTGAATTAGCGCGTTAGTATGATCTATGACCGAAGCCTGATCTGAAGGGGGGAGACCGCGGAACTCTTTAGAACTAAACATCTTGCTCTGAGCACTGGCATCTGCTCCGCTTTTTTGGAAAACGAGCAAGGCGCTTCCTTTATTTTCTTGGTTGATGCTGTGCTGCGCTTGCTGGTACTGCGCGACAAGCATGTGCGCTCTCTCAGCGATCTGAGGGTTTCCCTTCGCCATCTCTGCGACGTACTCAGCGGTATTGATCGTTTTATCTTTCTGCCACATCGAGTAGACGCTATCCGCGATCACCTTCCCCGCAGCGAAGTCCGTAGCAGGTTTCAGCATCTTCTGGGTTTCTTCAATCTGCTTCTGCGTCATTTCTCGCTGAACGTCAGGGCGGTTGAAGTATTCGTTTGCGCGTGCGGTATTTCCCGCGTTTAGCGCGGCGTGGATAACACCCTCATTAATGGCTCCGAGAGTAGCCTTCGCGGTCTCATCCCGAACAGTGCCATCTTTAAGTCCCAAGGTGTCCATACGGGCGAGAACCATCGCTCTCCCCCCGTCGCGCTGGAGGTTAATCTGCCTGTCGTCCATGAAAGTCGCAGCCGCAGCGCCCACCCGAGATTCGAGGTCTTTCTCAAACACCGTGCCGGCATAAACCTCGGACTCATGTATCGAGTAGCCCATCGCGCTCGCTTGGAAGTTTCCACTGGCGGTAGCAACATGGGGCGCGAATTTCTTTTGTTGCGCTGAGGACAGTCCGAAGCTAATTTCATCAGAAGCCGCTTTGAACTTGGCAGCGTAGGTTGGGAGCAACTTGGCCTTGATGACATCGCCACCCTTGATCGCTTTATACTCTTCGGTGAGTTTCAACTCCCGATTCCGTAGGTCGGTAGCGGCTTCAACAACTCTCAAGTCGTCTAACTCATCCCGACGCTTATCCGCCATCTGGATGATCTCACCCCCCGCTTTGGTCAGAGCTTGTCCTTGAGCAATCTCCGCGTTCTCAGCGATACCCCCCGTGTACTGCGCTACCGTGCTTGACGGTTCAGGATTTAGCCTTTGTTGTACGCCTGGCAGAACTGGCATTATGGGTTCCCTGTAAAGACTGTCTCAGATTCGCTAATCGGCGCACGACGAGAGTTCTTATACCCCCCGCCACCCCAATCCTTCGTGGCCCCAGACAAGATAGTGCTCATCGCGCTGAACTGTGAAGTCCGTTCCGCAGCATGCCCCGCTGCGGCTCGCGTAGCACCTTCGTACCTCGTAGCCTTCGCCTGTTCGTGCATCCCACGGGCGCGTTCCGCCCCGCCGTAGAGCAATGTCTCAGACGCGAGTTGCCCTTCTTTAGAGAGTCCAGATATCAACGCCATCACCGTTGGGTCGAGCGCACCTCCCCCCGAAGCGGCGGAGACCGCCATCGCTCGGGACTGAAGCAGCATACTCTTGCGGGTTTCTTCCTCTGCGACGCGCTGACTGGCGGCTTGCGCTTGCCCTGCGTTCGTATCGAGTTGTCGGGCAGAATACTCAGCGGCGACTTGCTGTGCTTCCCCCGCTCGTCGCGAAGCGGAACCAGCGTTG